TTGTATCATGAATCTGAGTTGAGTTTGCACCAGCATCCATTGCTGTATACAAAATCTCATCAGTCTTACGACCAAGAGCCGCCGCCGCTGAAGTAGCAACTGCTTGTCTCTCATTGATATTTATTTTTAACTCATCCAATTTGTCGATATATTCTGCGGCATAGAAGTCACTCATTGTCGCTTCGACAGTTGTATGTGCTAATTCCATTGGAGTCACAAGACCATTTCTGGACTTAGTACTCGCACTTCCAGTTCCAATCTTTTGAAAACGTACAACGCTTCCAGTCACATTGTTTGCCATTCGCACAGTGTTCCGTAGCTTAGAACCCATACGCTGATAAGCAAGGTGAACCTCAGACTCGAACTGTTTAATAAAGGCTGTGTCAATTGTGTTTGCCATTATTAGCTCCTAAGTTAAAGTTTCAATTACGTTTCAGATTATCCTGTGCAATTTTCAACGAAGTTGTCCGTAGAGGGCTTCTCTAATGCAGTACGGGTCTTTCACTTAATCTATTATTAGACTCAAATTTATTTAAATTGCAATAGAAAACTCGCACAAACTCATTATCATGTATAAAATATTGTTGATCTTCTACCTCAAAGCCAATCCATTTGAGCCATCTAATAGTCCTATCATGGTCAACTGGCACATAATTCTCTACTATATCATAGCCGATAGAAAGAAAACTAAGAATAAGTTTGCTATGTTTATAGAAAGATTTCCAAATATGGTCTACTTCATTCGTGCCAAGAAACCAGATCTTTCCAGTATGCATGTACTTATCCATTGATGTTACACCACACATAGCAATAGGTTTTCTTTTATGGCAGATTGTAAAACCTCTAGCACCTTCTTCTTCAAAGGGAACACTCAATGCAATCATAGGAGTAACCCCAACAAGCGCACACTCTCTGACATCAGGAAGGCGCATATTACTGAGAACAATATCAATATCAGATACAACACATGGTCTGAACTCAAGGTTGCCTCTTCTGATATAGGTCAATACTTTATCGGTTTCTTTACTTTTTTTTTGGTCATCTGTTGTACATCTTCTTAAATCCTTCATCTACTATTTTGACAAAAGCTGGGTCACGTTGGTTAGGACTATAGTATCGAGGATCACTCATCATCTCTCGTAGCTTATCATCACTCAATGTTGCCATTGGCTGTGATATTCCTGACACAGTAGTCTCTTTTAAATTATGCATAACAATCTCCATTGCTTTAATCCCTTCTGCTGTAGCGCAAAGATCATCAATAGCTGATCGTGTATCTTCATTAAATGTTTTCTCAACAAACAATCCAACAGCTTCAACACGCTCTTGAGCATTATCACCCAACTGTTGCATCTCTGTATCAGCATTATATCCACCAGTTGTAGCATCATGGAACTTTTGGATTCCAGTTTCAAACTCTTGCTGAGAGTATCCATTCTCATATGAATGATCAGCCCACCAATCAAGGAGTTCATTATCAACAGCTTCTTCAGCATCAATAACCTCTGGCACAACATAGTCTCCAGCAGTAGCTGGACGTTCAGAGTACGCTTTATCTTCTATCTCTTTCATAACTGTATTGCGTATTTCATCTTCCTTCTGACCAAACTTACTCTCAAGACTTGCATAAGAGTTTGCTAAGTCTTCAGGAGTTTTAAACTTTTCAGGTAACCACTTCGGTCTATCATCTGCATACTCCTGAGGAACCTCAATAGTTTGTTGTTCTTCTTGTGGCTGGGCTTCTTGTACTTGTTCTTCACTCATTTGATTTCACCTTATGTCCATGTTGAATACGTCTTTCAATTAAGCCAACTATATAACGCTGACCTTCTGCATGTCGTAACACTTCATCAGTTACAGCTGATCCATGTACTGCTTCTATTGTTACACTCCTTAAATATTTTAATACTTCCTTACCAGCTGGTGATGAAAACAGAGAAACAAAATTTAAAGATATATGTTGTTCATCTTCTGTTCCCCTAGGAAATCCATCAAGACTGCTAATGTTAATTGGCTTGTTCATCCATAGTTCCTTGTTGTGGCATTATTTGTTGCTGTTGTTGTTGTTGCTGTAACTGCTGTGCCATAGCAATAATTTGTTTACGTTCCTCAAGATCCCTTAATAAATACTCAGGTATACCAAACTTCTTTGCTAGATAGATAGCTGTCTCTTCAGAATTAATTAAAACATTTGTTAACTCAGGTCCGAATCGAACACCTATCATCTCTAGGAATCTATTGATTGATGTAATATCTTGATTAGCTTGTGCTTGCGATAGTGGTGAAACGGAACGAACTTTGACTGACCTACCATTGATTGTTGGTATTTCTATACGTCCTTGCTTCTTTAATATGTATACCACACGCTGAAGAACTGGCTGTACTAACTCAGCTTGCAATCGACCAAACGCAGAACCAATACGTCTTGATAGATCTGCCATACGTTCTGCTATCTCAGTTGCGCTAGCTGGTGTCCTGTCAGGATTACCAAGCATATCATTATACAATGCTCTCTTGATATTAAGTCTCATGTCAGAAAGAATAATGTTTGCTACATCAAATGATCCAGCCGCTTTAACTGGTTGTAGCCCAGCAGAGTTAGGAGCTTTAGGAATAACAGTTCCAGGCACAAGATTAATAGTATCAGGATTAATTACACCATCATCATCCATTTGGTATACACCAGAGATTGCCATCTGTGCATTTTCTAAAATTAATTCTATTGTCAGGTTAGTAGTTTTAATCGCACTCAATGCGTTGATAAGTGGACCTCGCCCATAGATTGCACCGGGATCTTTACTCCAGCGAAAACATATAAACGGATTACTACCAGTACCTTTAAAAGTTTCATACTTCAACATACACTTTGTGTTGATATCAAATATAACACAGAAGTATGCATCTTCATTCATCTGTGAATAGTCCTTACATATTATTTCAAGTACCTTTGTTCTTCCATCTGGGTTAGCAGTCATTACAGATTGCAATCGATTGTTAATAGTTGCCTTAGGATAGAGAACCATTATATCAGAATACCTGATGTCCCTTTCCCTATAAACATGATCAATCCTATCATCTGGACCAACATCAAGAACGACATGAGGTAAAGGCAAAGCAGTAAAATTAATAGGGTTAATAGAGTCGCCCTCCTCGACATGAAGAACACCAGTGCCAATAGCCAAGTCCATAAACGATTCATGAACCTCTTGACCAAAGTTTGAGTTCTGAATAACCTCAAAGACATAATCAGTAACCTCTTCAAGCTCATTGTTTATAGCATCTTTCTGCTCTGAAGGTATCTCACTACCAGCAGTAAAGTCAGCCCATCGAGCAAAGTTAGGAACTAATCCAGCCTGAAGTCTTGATGCAAACTCCTGAACACCGACCACAGCAGTCTCATCAAATATTTTATCATCTCTTCTTTCACCAATACTATTCGTGCCAAAGGTCTGACGCATAGGAAGTGCATACTCATAACACTCATCGAAAAGACTTTCCCATCTTTGCCTTACTGATTTTGCTTTATCGTACTTCTTAAGAAAGGAATCTATGATCTCTTCATCGTTCATCAGCCGTACATTCCTCCACCACCCATTGGGTTTCTAAAACCTACACCACCACGATTTGAAGTATATAAAGCCCTTCGACCTCTGCTACCTCGCATAACTGACTGACCTTTTTTTTGTCCAGTCTCATACGTAAGGGATGTTTTTACTGGTTGTTCTTGCGCAATAGTTCTTTCTTTTTCTTCTTGCCGCCGTTCGATAGTTCTTTCTTTCTCTATCTTTTCTTTTTCTTTCTGCTCTTCATCAACAACTGGGCTTGTTTTTTCTGGCGCACTACTGCCACCTCCACCGAAACACATATCAAATCTCCTTATAGTCTATTCCAAAATGAGGTACTTTTCTTATTATTAGGCGATCTTCTAAAAATATCAAAGCCTTTTCTAGCATTGAAAGCTTTAGCTGGTTTTTGTCCAGTCATTAAATTACGTCCTTCACCAGCGCCTAACATCATATACTGCAATGCATCATGCACATGCGAGTACATATTCTTATCAGGTTTGTCATCAAAACGTTCGCCCGATACTTGCATGCGTCTATAACAATAACCACCTTGGAAACCTTTTACTAATGTAACGCATCTCCTATCTATCATAAATGCTGGCAGTCCTTCTGCCATCTTAGTTAGTTGAGAAGAAACAGATTCCAATCTTAAATCAACACTATTGCTAGGAGCTGGCACAGCTTTCAATCCAGCACCTCTTAATATCTGGAAGGGAGTTGATTCATCTGTTTGCGCTCTGAAATCACCAGCTGGGTCGCCATATATATAAACATCAAGACCATTAAATCGTGTTGCTATCTCCTGTCTTAGCAACTCTGCAAATCGTACAACGCCCATATCAACAGCAACAATCTCAGCTTGTACTAGCCACCGACCTCGAACCTTTTGTCCAAACACAGCAGAAGGAGTCAAACCAAAATCAATACCAACATATAAAGGTATACCAATAGCAATAGGTATTTCTTCATCAGCTATGTGAGTCTCGGAAAGAAAGTCAGGATAGACTGGCTTGCCTTCCTGAATCAAACCTAATCTATTCATTACATAAACATCAATCCAGTTCTTTGTCTTACCTCGAATAAGATTTGTATAATATGTACCAAGAATATTTTTTCTGTTCTCAGCATCTTTATTCAGAGAATAAGAAGTTATTTCTTTTCTATCATTTATATGTTCTTTCATAGCTGGAGGCTGTGCAAAGAATCTCCAGTTGTCAGGCTTGACCAACATAGTGGCTTGCTCTCTTGGAATATGATCTGGGATAGGAACCTCCCCTGACATGATAGCCCACCAATGATCTTCCTCTGGTGCGTTGGTATCACAGATAACACCAGACCAACTAGCGCCACCCTCTCTCATACTTGGGAATCTACCAACACGCATAGTACATGCATCAATAATACTCTTGGGTATCTCTCTTGCTTCATTAACCCATATGCCAGTTAGCTCGAGGGAAAGAAGTTTCTTTACATCTTCTGGTCTATCGAGAGCTAAGAAGATAACTTCAAGGTCAAGATCATTCACTTTTATGTGGTGAGTGTAAGGAACAGACCAGTGGAAGTTACCCCAATCCGATTCGGGAAACCAGTCTAACCATGTCTTAATAGTAGTTGTTCTTAGCTGTGGGTTTGTATTTCTAATCACAGCCCAACGTGATCTACGAACTCCATCTTCGTTTGGCTTCTGCTCTAATGCTCTTCGAAATAATTCAACACAACAACCAACCGATTTACCAGAACCGACTGGACCTCGGATGCCACGAAAGAAACTTTCATCCTTCATAAAATTTTTGAGAACAGTGCCATCAGGTTTGTATTTAAAGTCTGTCATTATCCACAGATTGCTTAATCATTTGCTGGGCAACTTTCTCACCAAGGTTCTCAATAATATTATCTAGCATTTTGTTAGTGACAAAAGAAGCTCCATGCTTCTCATCAAAGTATTGGAAGTGAATCTTTTTAACCTTTTGCCTGAGGCTTCTATGTTCCTCTGGTTTAAGTTTGTTTATAAACGTCAACTAAATCTCCTATACAGCGCTGTCTTTTTTGCAATCGCTTTGGGTTGAGAAGAAAATTGTTTCCCTTTTTTCTTTGCTTTTCTTTTCTCTGCTGTGGTTCGTGCGTACTCTTCTGCTGTAAGAGCTTTGATTGCTTTCTTTGGTAGATACCTTTCCCCAGTCACGGAAGACTTCTTGCCACTTTTCGTTTGCCAATCTTGATCCCCCCAAGACTTTAGACTTCTTTGTGCCTTCTTCATTAGGTATAACCACCACCACGTTTCTTATAAAGTTTAGCCAGGAGTTGTGCTTTTCGTGCTGACCATTTGCCAGCCGCCGTACCTTGAACAGCTCTACCTTTTATAGAACTAAATAATGCCTTACGCATTTTTGGTTTGGTATAGTTACCAGCCGCATTAACTGCCATAACCTATGCCTTGTATAAAGGTTTCTTTTTCTTCTTTGACTTCATAATTTTTTCTTGAAGGTCTTTTGGTAAGCTCTTCTGCTTGGCAGATAAACCATTACCATTCTTCTTCTCACGAATAGATCCCATTGTTTTCATGCTGTACCTTTCTTTTTCTTAGCTTCGTTTCGTTTACTTATAGCTTTTGCCTTTGCTCGAGCATC